CCTTGGGCAAACGCTGTGGCTAACTGTGGTTTAGCCATGCGAAAATCTATAAGTTGATTGCTCATTTTCGTACCTTTAAATTAAATTAGTGTGCGGGTTAAAAAAACTTAGAATCGCGTTCGTATTCTGAGTCTCCACCACCGCCACCACCAAACATACTAGCTATACCGCCAAAACCACCCGCCATACCTAACCCTTGATCTAGCGCAGAGCCAAAGTTTTGGTATTGCGAAGAGCGAATATTACCTTGGTTAAGTAATGCGTTGCCTTGATTAACTGCGTTAGTCATTCTTAAATTACCTGCGTTTTGACCATACTGTGCCCCCGCGCGGCCTAGCTCAGACGAACTTGTTTGCCCAGAACCCGCCATTGCCGCCAAACGGTTGTAGCCTGTATCTGAATACCCTTTAGCCGCATTGTATTCAGTAAGCGCTCGATCATAGGCGTTTTGGTATTCTCCAGACGCGTAATTTTGACCGTACTGTTGCCCAGCCTTAAGCGCATTACCAGACATAAGCCCGCCTCTAGCGGCGGCTGTTTGATTCATGGCTCTAAGACCTTGCTCTAAACGGAATTGATAGCCTGGGTCAGAGAGCATATTAACTTGCCCAGTAAACGCAGCAGGTTGAGCAAACGCACCACCTTGCATTTGGTTTAGCGCGTTAACGCCAGCTTCCCTAAACGGCGCTTGCAATTCCATTTGCTTGTCAAACATCTCACGTTGCAAATTAATTGCATAGTTTGACGCTTGCGTGGCTTGGTTAGCGGCGTCTTTTGACGCACTTAATTGTTTACTCGCCGGGCCAATACCAACAACATCTAATACGCTATTTACTATGCTGCCCATGATGTACTCTCCAATTGGATAATTTTATCTTTACGGCTAATTTCCGTAAAACCAAAAAATTTTGCCAGCCGTAAAGACTTGGCGTTATGCTCGTTAATGTTTACAATCAGACTACTGTGTTTGGCGCCTAACTTGCGTAAAAATTTAGTGATCTCACTTCGTATGCGCCACCGCCCACGTTTTGCAGGCGCAACAAATAAATCAAACTCGTTGCCTTTTGACACAAACACACCGCCATCAAAAACTGTAATCTCTGTTAAGTCAGGCAATGCTTGGCGTATCTCAGGCGTTAAATCGCGCCCGTAATAGTCGCGGTTGTATTCGCGCATCGTAGCCCAAACATCATCAGACAACATCTTTAATCCTTTGACTCTTTACCGTCTAACTTCTTAAACAAAAGCGCAAGGGTGTTATCAACCTTGTTAAAGCCTTCTTTCATGTCTGTCTTTAATTCTTTAACGGCTTCTTTAAAATCATCCCGGCGCACGTACACTTCAGGCAAATCACGTTCTATCTGTCGTATGTCATTTTTAAGGTTAGTAATTGCATCCCAAATAATTTTGAGTACCCAGCCACCGCAAGCGCCAGCAAAAGCAACTACCCAGTTAAATATAGTTTGATCCATCTTAACGCACCTTAAAACGAGTTATGTTAGTTTACAAGACTATCTAATCTAACAACAGTACGTTGTTAGGTACTGATTGTGTCATTAGCCAATTTGTGCCATTTGACACTAATGTTGCTGTGTTTCCTGCTACGGCTTCAAGAATTGCCGTGCTTGCTGCGCCCCCATCAATCGGTATAACGTTTGACGAAGCAGATACTAAAATCTGGTTTTGGTAATTCTGAAAGTACAACACACGCCCAACATAAGCCGAAGCCGTAGGTAATGTTGCAACGCAGCTAGAACCTGACTTGTTGTTGATTAGCCAAAGATCGGTGTCAACAACGGTAAAGTCAGCTGTTTTGGTAACAGGTGCGCTAACTGCTTGCTTGGCGTTAAAGGTTGACCAATCAGCCGCCGACAACGCGCCTCGGTTAGCGGCTGATGCCGTAGGTACGTTTAAAGTAATGACAGGCGTTGTGGTGCTGTTTGCAACCGTAGAGCTTAGATCAGTGCCTGTAGCACCTAACGTTAGCGCAGCAACACTTGTAACCGTACCTGCGCCTATTGCCAAACGAAAGTCTGTAGCATTTAAAGGCGTTACAGTATTGTCGGCATTAAATTGTGGGAACGTAACCGCAGATGGGTCGGGTAAAGTAAATAGATTACTACCAATTGTTGTTGCGCCCAAGTTAGTTCTTGCATTGGGTGCGTTATCCGCGCCCGTGCCACCGTTAAGTAAAGGCAATATACCGTCAAAACTAACCGTAATGTTGCCCGGGGTGTTGCCAACAGATATGTTTTGACCTGCGGTAAGCGGGTTAAGCGTATAACCAAAACCATTACCAATAAGCAATTGACCGTTAGTTGGTATAGTGCTTAAACCTGTGCCACCGCTAGTAACAGGGAATACGCCCGAAGCCGAGCCAGTAATGGTAAACAAACTAAAAAAGAACCGATACCACTCACGCGACACATCACCCGTGCGAGGGTCAACCAACGGCACTCGTGGCGGGGTAATAGGTACGGTATTAGCCATTAGTCGGACTCAGTATCAATTCAGCGCCCATAATCGCAATCTTAACCGGGTCTGTACCGCTTACCTCGTACACTCGGTCGCGTATCTTTTCAGTCATGCCAAGCCTGCGCCAAATAGTGCGGTAGCCGTATTCACCAATTTTGCCCATTGAGCGCCAATGTTCGTTTGACCATGTATGCCCGCCATCATCAGACCAACGAAGCATAACAGCAGGGTCGCTGCCCTGCCCTAAGTTTAACCCTACACCGGTTTCGCAATCGAGTTGCAAACTGTGCTGTGCGGTACGCTTTAAGTTGTTTTGCCCTGTAGGTAGCGCTCTCCATGAGCGTAGCCATTTCTGCGGCTCATTATTATCAGCGTAAACATTTAGGTTGTACTTGTAAATAGCGCCTGTTTCGTAGTCGCCAATAACCGTATTGCCTTGAAAGTTGCATTGGTTATTGCCACGATGACGGGTAAGCACACCGTTATCAAACCCTGCACGTTCATGCCACGCGCCTGTTGCTACGTCAAAAACCCAAGTGATATTGGCGGTAGGAAAGTTCAGCACGTAAAACGCATGACCGTCTTGCTGGTAGGTGTAAGCTACCGCGTCGCTCATGTTTAAATTCTTTTGTATCGAGTACTCAACCGCGTGAGTGCTAACACGTTGGCCTGTGTAGCCGCTAGCACGGTAAACAATGCCACGACCTCTAGCGTCTTGTCCAAGCCAAAACAAACCATTGTCTAGTTTGGCGGGGGTAAAAGCTGCCGCACAACCGATCTCGTTAAACGCGCCTTGTATGCGTTGCAAAGGGAAATCAGCGCCCCCTTGGTTATACCAAACCTCAACCGTGTCCGTGCCGTACACCCACAGCTCTCTGTGGTCAGCAATTAAAGCTACTACACCGTCAGGTGAGCCTTCAGCACTTGCAAAGTCTAACGGGTCAACGGATGTACCGTCTAAGAGTTGCGTTACCCAAATAATTTGACTGTTGGGCTGGTTAAATACAAAGTAACCGTCTAGGTAACAGACTGTCACAGCACCTGCAAAATCAGGGTCGGTAATCTTGGCAAATACGTTAGTCGTTTCGTTATAAATGTAACCGTCAGGGTTACAAGCAAAAAACAATTGCGTACCGTTATCTGCTATAGACACGGGGCCTGTACCTGTTACCGTACCTAGCAAAATAGGAGTGCTATTTAGCCCTGTAAGTTTATAGACCTCATTACCACTTACTACGTAGAAGTCTTCGCCGTTTACTTGATGCGCCCACAATGCACGAATAGGCCCAGTGCCTACGGTTTGTAGAAATTCTAGCCCTGGTGCGCGTTGCAAGAACGCAGGCTCTTTACCGCCTTCGGGGATAACTTCAGGGAACAAGTTAATCATTCTAGCGTCTGCCGCATTGACGCTACGAACTATGCTTGCCGAACCCAATATCGGCGTCTTCATTAAAAGCTACCTGAGTAAATATTGTATCGGTGGCGTCTAGCGATAAGTGGGTAAGGTATAGCCATTACATCATCTGGGTTGTTGATGCGCTTTAAATCACGCTTAGAAGTCATAGCGATGCGTTGCACCTGTGGGCTTGGCTCAACGCCAAACTCAGGTGCTAACTCGCAGGCCAAGTTGTAGCGAAACGCTCGCAGATAGCCAGGGGGGAAAGACAAGTCTGTAGCAAGCGTAGCTGCTGCGCTTAACGGTTGAACCGAAACAATATGCCACTCAAGCGCTTTAAAAGGCACGGGGTAAATTGTCATTTCAATGTTTGGGTAAGTCTCGTTAACCCACATAACTTGTGGGTAAGTACTCGTCACCGTTTTAAGCGCAATAGCGTTGTATTGTTGTTGGTTAATTAACTTAATGCCAAACGACAACCCGCTTGTTGAGTCTTTAAAGTAAGTTGAATCATCAACTTTAATTGGGCGTTCGCCTACAAAATCACCTGTTGGCCCAAGCGTTCTTGTTGCAGCGCTTGTGGGCCATATAAACACTTGATCTTGGGTAGCAAACACCGCTAACCGTTCAGTTGACCAACTATCAATCATCTGGTTCATGGCGTTTAAGGCGTCTTGCGCGGTGTCTGCTGAGGGCACTTCGCCTTCGGCTAATTGACCGATAAGCCGTAGCGAACCGTTAATAATATCACCAGCAGTAGCCATAGCTTATTCCTCTTGCGTGTCTGCGTTTTTGCGTCTACGCCCGCGCTGTGCAGGCAATTGGTTAATTATAAGCGTATCTGTGGCTTGTGGCGCTTCAGGAGCGTCATTAGCAGGTTTAATTGTTGCGCTAGGGTCAAAGACCGACCAACCGTTTTTAATGTCTTGTTGGGCTTCTTGGTCTGAAATGGCTACTTTTGCGCCGTGCTTAGGGTGTTGCAGATAAATGTGCATAGGAAACCTTGTTAGGCTAGGGGGCAGTAAGCCCCCTAGTTTACTTTACGCTACAACAGCAAATTGCCATTTAGTGCCATCAGAAACAAACATCTTAAGCAAACCAGTTGCATTGGTTGTAACACCAATAGAACCAGCAGAAGCAGTCGTTGTAGTAACGTTAGCTGTAATAGCTGTAGTTAAAAAATACAAGCCTGCGCCTGTTGCTGAAGTTAAAACCGTGCCTCCTAAAGATTTGGTTGCATTAAGATTGCCATCCGAAAATTGATATGCGTCGCCGCCATTTGCAAGTGCCATGATAATTTCCTTAAAAAGAATGTAAAAAAGCCCCCGCCGAAGCGGGAGCAATTAGGTTTAACCCCATAAACGAACGGCCATTTGTGGGCGAATCACTGAAAAACCATAGAGTACATCAATTCGACATGGCATGCGGTCATTATTAATGTCATATTGACGAACAATACGCATTGAAATGCCGTTATGCACTTGACGTGATGCCATGTCTACACCTTGAGGCATAAGCAAGTCAGCGGTTGCAAAAGTGATTGCATCTTTATGGTAGACCAAGTTTTGTGGATATTGTGTGCTTGCAGCACCAACAAACACAACAGCTTTAGCGGTACCAGGCAAGACGTCAACCGTAGCCAATGGGCTAGCGGCTGAGTAGACAGGAGCAACAGTAACAGTCACAGCAGTGCCGGAAGCGGTTACGTTAGCGACAGCAACAAACTGAGCCAATGAACCTGTAGATTCACGAGTCTGCGGGTTAACAGCAAAGCAATCAGCGATTGTGAAAACGTCGCCGGCTTTGATTGTTACACCTGAAGCCACGGTCAGCGCAATTGATGTAGCGCCTTCAGCGGCCACAGCAGCCGAAGTTGTGTTGCCTGTTGCACCACG